GTAGCAATGCACCCGGTGGTAATGGAACTGCCAGTAAGGTTGGTGACTTTTATGGAGTCGGCGGTGGCGGTGGTGGTTCAATATATCGTAAATCTGGTTCGACTGGTGGTTCTGGTGGTGGTGGCTGGGAGACGAGCACGGGGGCAACAACTGGGTCGGCAGGATTGAGTGGCCAAGGCAACGCTGGCGGTAATGGTGGTTCTGAAGGCGGCGGCGGTGGCGGTGGCGCTGGCGGAGTTGGTAGTAATGGGTCTACGAGCACTGGTGGTGCTGGTGGGTCTGCCTTAAGTTCAAGCATTACGGGTGCGGCTGTTTCTCTCGCTGGCGGCGGTGGTGGTTCGGGTCAATCAACTGGTGGTACTGCCGGTACAGGTGGCGGTAACGGTATATCTGGTTACGGCGGTACTGGTGGCGCGGGAACTGTAAACACAGGCGGCGGTGGCGGTGCTGGCGGTGTGGCTGGCGGCCCTGGTGGCTCTGGCCTCGTAATAGTAAGGGTGGTGGTATAAATGGCACACTTCGCGCAAGTCCAAGACGGCATCGTCCGTAACGTGATCGTGATTGACAACTCCGACTGTGGCGGTGGTGACTTCCCCGATTCCGAACCTATCGGGCAAGCGTTCATCGCTTCGATCGGTATTGACGGTGACTGGTTGCAAACCTCGTACAACGGATCATTCCGTGGAACCTATGCGGGTCAGGGTATGACGTATGACCCGGTGCTCGACGAGTTCGTTTCACCTATTCAACCGGAAGTGATTGAGCCATGACAACAGCGGAAGTCATTTCCTTGTTCGGCGTCAGCACGGTTGTTATCACTGCTGTGATTGCTGGGTTGTTGTGGATTGTGAAAGCGCAGGTGAGTTCGATGCAGCGTGATCTTAAACCGAATGGCGGGAACTCCACTAAGGATCAACTAAACCGGATCGAGAATGATGTTGCTGATGTTCGGACTAAATTGGATGGGCATATTGTGTGGCATCTTGATAAGTAAAGTTTTTGTCAGAAACCTTACATGTTTTCGTGACATGTAATGTTTCTTCACATGAGAAACAGGGCAGTTAAAGAAACGACTTAGGCCACACACAGGGAGTCCCAATGGGTAACAGATACCGTGAACCACGTCCGCATTCACCTGAGCGACTTTCACTGAAAAGCATTGACTCTGTGAAGCATCAGGATTACGCGATTGAAGTGCAGGCCACGTTCCTGTTTGACCCTTACACGCCTGACTGGGAGGGCGAACTTTCCAGGTCGGTTGTCGTTCTATCTAAAGTCATCTCTGACGGCGCTGAGCGCGCTGAGCGTAAGCGTGAACAAAAGTCCCGCGAGGAATACGCAGGGATTCTTGACGGTCACAACGATACTGAAAACGGTACGGATTTGACACGCTTCCATGACCTGTTCAACAACTCATAACATGGAATAGCGCAACGCTTATTCCACATTAAACCGCCACCTTCGGGTGGCTTTTCTATTGGGAGGAAATGTGTACGCATTCACGTTTTGGAAAGACGCAGCCGAGCGAGCAATCCGAACCGCAGCCCAGGCGCTGCTGGCGCTGTGGGCAACCGATGTCTCTGGTGTCCTCGCTGTGGATTGGGTGCAGGCAGGTTCAGTCTCAGCTCTTGCGGCGTTGATGTCGCTGCTGATGAGCGTGGCCGCTACCGGCACCGGTTCACAAGATTCTGCTTCAACAATTAAGTAAGACAACTGAGAGGCGCACATAATGAAGGTGTCAACAAGACGACTCGCATACAAGCTCAAGCAATACAAAGTCAAACGAGATTATGTTAAGGGCTGGAACTCACGTCGCATTGACCCGTACAACGGGCAGTCTGATTTCTGGGGAGTGCTGCTACATCACACTGCCGGCACTAACTCACTGGGATGGATTGTTACGGGCAACCCTTATGCACCTGTGCGAGCCTGCCACTTCCTGATCAACCGTGATGGCACCGTTGAAGTTGTCTCAGGCGTTGGCGCATACCACGCCGGCGCAGGTGGCCCTTGGCGTTTTCCTAATGGCCCAACAATCCCTAGGGATCAAGGCAACCGCCACTTGTACGGAATCGAAATTGAGTCGCTGGGATCATCGTCCAAGATTGATGGATCGCTCGAAGGTATGAGCCTTGAGCAGGTCATCAGTACTGCGATACTCAGCGCAGCATTGCTGAACGCGATGCGGCGTGGGTGGCGCAGCCTCACGGTTTCCAGGGTCATTCGTCACCGTGACTGGACTGCCCGTAAACCCGATGTCAAGCAAGACCTCGATTGGTGGCATGAAGTGATCGGGATTGCCCGCAGGAATCGACGCAAGACCGCCAAGACTCGCGCCCAGATCACTGCATTTGTGAAAGCGCACCCCAACGGCAAGGTGTAACCATGAGCCTTATTGACGATCTTGCAGCCGCAAGTAACAGCAAACGCCAATGCACTGTGTGCAAAGCTTTGCGCGAACTACCGCCCAAAGAATCTGGCGCGCTACTGGACGCAATCAACAACCTTGACATCAGCATTGCCAGAATCGTTGTTGCCTGCCGAGACAATAATGTTGTGGCGTCAAAAGGTGCGCTGACTGAACACCGATATAAGCGGTGCCCCAAAACATGAGTCTTAATGAATCACTAGATTCACTCAAGGCAGCGGCATCAACAGCGCAAGCGATCACCAGCACACCGAAAGGTTGGGAGGCTGGTATCAAGTTTGAGCCGAATGGCTCGCGGCTTATCACACTGCCCGCTGGCCCAGAGTTGGGCGATGAATCAACCTGGGCTGCTGCTGTGCAAGCTCTCGGGGTTAGTGTCCCTGATGGTTTTCGGATTCGATTGGTGGAAGCAAAGTTTGATCCTGTCGCGTGGACGCGAGATGACGCTGACCAAGCCAACGCCGTCACGCGGGCAGTGTGGCGTTACCGCTTTGTTGTTGAGGTTGCCCCGGCGCAAATCCCTATTGACGACTTACTCAAGGCTGTACGCAAACGCAAACCCGCCAAGGCTAAAGACGCACCTGAGTCTTTCGTCTTTGTGATGGGTGATCTACAACTCGGTAAGCCTGATGGTGATGGGTCTGCTGGGACAGTGCAAAGATTCTATGATTCCTTAGACCGAGCATTAACCCGATATAAGTACCTGCGCAAGGCAGGGCAAGTTGACAAAGTCTGCCTGTCATTCGTTGGCGATTGCCCCGAGGGCACACAGTCTCAAGGCGGCAACTTAGTCGGTCGCTTGGATCTCACACTCACCGAACAGATCAGAGTCCTGCGCCGGATCTTTGCCGATGAGGTTACAGCTTTTGGTGATCTTGCCAGTGAAGTATTAGTCTGCGCTGTCCCCGGTAATCACGGCGATGTGCTGCGCGTCGGCAACCAGGTTGCCACAAATTATGATGACAACTGGGACATTGAGAGTCTTGTGCAAGTCGCTGACGTATGCCAAGCCAAGGGTTACGACAATCTGAAATGGATGTTCCCTGGCCACGATGAGATGCACCTTGTCGCTGATGTTTCCGGCACTCGCATTGGAATGCTGCACGGTCACCAGGTGCGCGGAAAGATGCAACCGTGGTTGGCAAATAAGGCAATGGATCGGGACGCTATCGGCACTTCTGATGTTGTCCTTGCCGGGCACTTTCACCACTTGCACATTCAACAATTCGGCCCAACAACGTTCATGCAAACCGGCGCGCTTGATGGCGGGTCAGTGTGGTGGCAACACAAAGGTGGACTGACTGCGCCGCCAGCAGCGCTGACGTTCGTCACCTCTGGCGGTGTCTGGCATGACTTGCAAGTTGTATGACAATGCCGCCAGCAGCGGAGGCAACTGGCGGCATTGATATTAAGTTGTGGGTGCAGTCTAAAGCAATCTAAATCCTGTCGCTGTCGCTGGTGTCAGTAAGGTGATTGATCGTTGTGGTTGTTGAGCCGGCGTCACCAGTAACTTCGCGCACCATCTTAGATATTGTGAGCAAGTGAACGCCGGTCAGTTGGCCGATGGCGCGCTGAGACATCCCAGAGTTGTTGCAGGTTCGGACTAAAGCAGCGAAATCATTGCGGGCTTCGTTTGCTAAAGCCTGAGTGAACTTCCATTTATCAACGCTGTCTCGCAGCGCAATGACATCGCCGCCGTTGTATCTGCTGTTCATTGTGTAATCCTTTCCATGAGTTGAGTCACTGCTGAACGTGCCTGTTGTGGGACTACGCCATTGCCCAGCATCTTGAGTTCTTTCGCTGCGCTGAGTCCATGCCCGGTGACATGTCCCGCGGGCAAGCCCATCATCCATTCAACAAAAGCCGGGTTGAGTCTGCGCTTGTCTTTGTGCGGGACAGTTGGCTCTGGGACTTCGCGTGTGAGTGCTTCCCAGCGTCGGATTGCAGGTTCGTACTTGCCCCAAGTGCTTCCTGTGTCAGTGACGGCCCATGACCGTTCCCGTTCTTGTGTTTCAAACGCATAGCGTCCGTCCACGTTTTCCATTCCTGTTGCGTCTTGTTGTTTCCCATGTCTACTACTGTTGGGGTGGGCAACAATGAAAAGTCGTTTCCGTCCGTGGGGCGCTCCAACATCGCTCGCCTTGTAAGTACCCCACTCCGCATCGTACCCGATGCTGGCAAGGTCGGAGAGGACATCGGCAAGTCCCAGAGTGAGGTGTCCGGCGACGTTCTCCAGGATTGCGTATCTTGGTCGAAGCGCATCAATGGCAGACCTAACGTAAGGCCACAAGTGTCGTTCATCATCTTTTCCCTTTCGGTTTCCTGCGTGTGAGAATGGTTGGCATGGATAACCGCCAGTGAGAATGTCTACTGGTGGAACAGATGTCCAATCAATCTTGGTCATGTCGCCAAGGTTGGGAACATCTGGATAATGCGCTGCAAGCACTTGACATGCTGCTGGTTCGATCTCTGCGTACCATTGCAGTTCCCCACCAACAGCAATATCAAGTCCACCATAACCAGTGAAGAAAGATCCAACTTTCATACGACATCATAGAAGTGTGATCCACAATTTTCTGAACAGAATTCTCCATTGATTGCTGCACAATCTGCACATGGTGGAAGCACAGCACTAGAATAAATGTCAATGGTGTTTAGGTCATCTGTTAGTAGAAATCGCGTGTTGAAGTATGCGAATCTTTCAAGATATTTCTGCACAGTCCATGATCCATTTGTTGTGCTGCTGACTCCATCTACGAAATCAATTGTCCATCCAGCGCGCTCGGTTGAAAATGTTACTGTTGCGACAAGTGTTGTTCTTGCTTGTGTCATGTCATTCTCCCTTTTCGTTTGTGATTGATTAGACAAGTTCAATGGTCAGATCAAGTCGTGACCAAGTGCCATCTGCAAAAGTCACACATGGAAAGCGATTGTCTTTGAAGTGAGTGATTGTGCCAACTGTGCGCTCACCATTAAATGATGTGAACACTGCATCTACTCCAATGAATGTGTCTTGGTAATCTTTGCCAATGTTGTTGAGTTTGCGATTGCTTAATGTGACCTTGCGAGTCTGGATTGTATTCATGTTGTTCTCCCTTTACTTTGCGTGATTCTTGCAATTATTTATTGCCCTAGAAGCGCTGCCCCAATGATTGCTGACAACGTGTCCAAGAACTTGCTCAACATTTGCATAAGGCCCTGAACACATTCCCAAGTGGCGCGTTGCACATGTCTTGATATGAATTTCACTCAGAAGCGTGTAACCCCTAATGAGTAGATCCTTTGTTTCCATGTCTTGACAATACACCTATGCGACACCAGCGCAACACTTAACAACACCCTGTTATCAAATTGTTACAATTGCCCACAGCCTGAGAGGCGCGAATGGACATTTACAGCCAAGCCCGCAACCTGACCAGCATTGACCGACAAGCACAGTACGGCGCGCCAGAGGACAACCTGGGGCGCATTGGGGATCTTTGGTCTGCCTATCTAGGAAAACCCATCAGCGCCCACGATGTCGCCGTGTGCATGGCGCTGGTCAAGATTGGGCGCATAGCATCAGGCGTTGTCGTTGAAGACAACTACGTTGACGGCGTTGCTTACCTTGGACTAGCGCACCAGTTGCGCACATGAAAGTCATTGTGCGAGTAAGTGAAGTACAGATCCAACTTACTGGCGTGACCTTGACCAACCGGCAACTGCGCGATCTGGTCAAACTCGCCGGCGCAATAGCAGAAACTTTGCCGACTCCCATTATTGAGGCTGAGTCCACCGGCGCGCCGATTGGTTTCAGTGCATATATTGAGCGAGCGCCTGAGCCGGCAGGTGAAAACTTTTACACAGATGACGAGGAATAAGCTTCCGGCACCTCTCACCGGAAAACAGCAACGCCCCTGCCCAACTCACAAGGTTGCTGGCAGGGGCGTTGTTTTCGTTATTGCGACACGCCGAGCAACTTATTGACAACAACAATCTTGGCGTGGTAGTAATTGACCCAATGACTACGAAAGGGAAACCGTGATTGAATTCATTGGAACAATAATTTTGGTGGTTGCAATTGCTCTGTTGGCTTACGAGCTTGGTCGCAATTCGATGCGCAGAGATGTTGCTTACTGGCGCAAGAAGTACTTTGGGCAACTGCGACACAACAATGAACGGGCTGCGCGTTGATCGCCGCCATTGCATTAACAGCAGCATTAACTCTGACACCAGCGCAAGGCGTTGTAGTTGATGTGGTGCAGCATGGTCAAAAGGTTTCTGATGGGTCAAGTCTGTACCTTGGAAGGTATTACCATCAACGCTACGAGAAACTGCGCAAGTGCATCAGGTGGAAGGAATCACGCAATGCTTATGGCGCGAACAATGGCACAGGCAAATACCGGGGTGCATATCAACTCAGCATCAGCATGCGCATTGGTGCTGCGTGGATGATCCAAAAGGAACTAAGACTCACGCTGCCTGAGCGCAGCGCCAAAAGGATTGGCGCGCAGTTGCGCAACACTCACGCGAACAACTGGCATCCATTCTGGCAGGATATGGCGTTTTGGATCGTGTGGGACGACGGCGCTGGGCGTTCACATTGGGCGCAAACAAACACAATGAAAGGCTGCACATGACTGACAAAAGCACAACCCGCATGTGGAATGTGTTACTTGCCGGGATGTTCGCTCTGTGGATTGTTGCATTGAGCGCACTCGTTTATGTGACATGGCGCTGGATAAGCAGTTGGTTTTAGTGGCAAACCCGAACAAGAACAAAGGCACTGCCGCTGAAACTGCTGTTGTTAAATACGCGTGGACGCAAGGTTTCCATGAAGCGGAGCGCATCGCACTCGCTGGCGCTAATGACCAGGGTGACGTTGTGTTGCAGCGCAACCCAAAGATCATCATTGAAGTGAAGGCTGGCAAGTCAGCGCAGACCGCTAGCCTTGGACAAATCAGCAAATGGCTTGATGACACGCAGCGCGAGCGCAATGCTGCTGCCGCTGTGCATGGCTTCCTTGTGGTGCAGCGACAAGGCTTTGGTAATGCGCGGGTTGGTGATTGGGAATGCTGGACACTCTCAGACGATCATGGAGTATTCTCTGACCTCACCGCATCGTTCACAACGGTCATGGTTGCGCTCAGTGAAATGTTGGGCGCTGTGAAAGCGGTCTACCATGACTAGCCAACTTGATCTCTATGTGGACTGGCGGCAATCGGCTGCGTGTGTCAATAAAGATCCCGAATTGTTTTGGCCGATGTGGAAGAAAGATCCTCGCAAAGACGCAGCCATAGAAATATGTCAGGGGTGCGTGGTTCAATCAGAATGTTTGGCTTACGCCGAAAAAATACAGGCACCAGGTGGTGTTTGGGGTGGCAAAGTTTTTGCTGCCGATTACGGATATCGAAAGGGAGACAATGAAAGAAATAGTTGAGTTAGATTCAATGGCAAACTGGTACACAATGCTGCTACAACTGCGCGCCGACAGGTCACAGTTGAATGATGAAATTGATGTGATCGAGAATCAGATAAAAGACGCAATGGGCGAAATTGAAGTTGGCACCATTGGCGGTGAACCTGTCGTGCGTTGGACTCATGTAACCACCAAACGGTTTAGTCAAAAGCGCGCCAACCAGATACTCTCCGGCGAGGTGTACGCATCATGTGTTGAGGAAACAACGTCGCGCCGGTTTACCATTGTGGAGGCGTAATCATGGGCGCATACATATTCACACCAACCGAGGTACTCAGTGAGGAAGCAGACAACGGCACCATTGTTGATAACGTGGCGCACCTTGCGGAGAGCGTTGTGGGACACCGCATCGTCAATGTTGAGGGCTGGCCCGGCCCGAGAAAATCATCAGTGTGGAGCGAACTACAACTACGCATCACACTAGACACAGATGCCACCGTTGAACTGGCTGGCACCGCTGACTGTTGCGCGGGCACGGATCTTAATTCGTTCCTGTGGAACGCCGAAACGGTGGATCACATTATTACTGGCGTTCGGACAGAGGGCGGCTACGAAAAATGGAGCATCTTCGCAGACTTTGGGGACGTTTTAGAACTCACTGTTGATTGGGGTTGCGGTAATCCTTTTTATTACGGCTACGGATTCGAGATCACAGTGAAAAATCCAGACGGAACCAAACGAGTGGAGGCGTAATTATGGGCGCACTTAAAGACACTCTGTCATTGGATACGCCGCCGGCAGACATTGGCCGGTTGGTTGTTGACACACTTAAAGAGGCTGAGCGCCGGCGGCCACGCTCAAAGCAAAAGACGCTGGGCGTGTCAGAAATTGGCAACCCTTGCGCCCGGCGCTTGGCGTACAAACTGCTCAGCGTTGATCCAGTGAACACAGACTCTGACCCTTGGCCGTCAATGGTTGGCACTGGTGTTCACTCATACCTGGAGTCATCGTTCAAAGGGCATCCTGATTTCTTGACCGAGGTGCGGATCAAGTTAGAACCGTGGACGAAAGGCACCGCTGACCTTGTTCACTTGCCAAGCAAGACTGTGATTGATCACAAAGTTGTGGGCTTGACATCGTTGAAAAAGGCTAAGCGCGAAGGCATGACGCATCAACAACGGGTGCAGTTGAATCTTTACGCAACTGGGCTGCGCCTGGCTGACATTGAGATTGAGCAGATTGCCATCATGTTTTGGTCACGCTCAGGCATGATGCCAGATGCTTTCTGTGTTGTTGAAGATTACGATGAAGCCCTAGTTGATCAAGCTCTTGCGCGTCTTGATGCAATTACTTCAGTGAGTACATCGGTGGCAATGTTGCCGTTTATCCCGGCAACGCCGACGTTCTGCACTTACTGTCCCTACTTCCTGCCGCTGTCATCTGACATCACGGCAGGCTGCAACGGTGTAGCAACCGTTGATCCAACCCAACCGAAATGAGAGGAAACACAATGTCAATTTGGGACGATCCTGAGTTAGCAGTAGTAAATGATTATGCGAAGTTCGAAGCCATTGGCGATAGAGTCAGCGGCAACATTACCGGCGTGTTCGCGCATCGGTTTGATGATGGCAAAGTTGTGCCAAAGATCATGCTAGAAACTGATGACGGCGAGATTGCTTTGACTGCCGGGCAGGTTCGGCTCAAGGCTGCGCTCGCTGAACAACGCCCTGAAGTGGGCGACAATTTAACCGTGACACTAACTGAGATTGAGAAGCGCGCCGGCGGTAAGACGCTGAAGCACTTTGATGTGGTTGTTGTGCGCGGTAAAGGCGCGCCGGCTGCGGCTGCACCTAATGACCTGACACCTGAACAGGTCGCTGCGATGGCTTTGCTGCAATCAAGTGGCATTGCTGTTTAATTGAATCGTGCTGGCGGCGTGGCGAGAGGCTGCGCCGCCAGCACACTTACCGAAAGGGAAACGACATGAGTGAATCATCTGTAACCCGTCAATTCACCCCTAATATCAGGTGTATTTTGACGCTTTCGTCAGGGAAAGATTACGCCGGAACATGCCCAACCGGGCATGGTGTGGATTACTCCTTAAACGCGCCGGGGGTGAAGTGATGAGTGGCATACTGCGTTACCGAATGACCAACAACCTTGGCGAATTGGACAACGACAACGGCGCGTGGGTGCGGCATGAAGATCACGTTGCTGCCATCAAGGCCGCCGTCCTCGCTGAGCGTGTGCGATGCTTGGACATTGTTGAAAAGATTCACGGTTGCGCTGTTGGCGTAGATGGGTATCTGTACTTAATGCAGTCTGGTGAATTAGTAAGCAGATCACGTGTTGAAACCGCCATTAGATGGGTGAAGGTCAAGTGATGATACAGCGTTGGACACCAAGATACATAGTTACTGGAAAAGAAAGTACTTCAATGAGTCCAGCCACTTATGGCGGTTTCGTTGATTACAGAGATCACGTTGCCGCTGTTAAGGCTGCAACAGCGACAGCGTTGCAGGAAGAAACTGGCGCATACGATCACGGTTATTGCATCGGCTACGCCGCCGGATATTCGCGTGGCATCGTTGGCGTTGGAAAAGGTTTAGGCGATTACTGCCAGGTAGATGAATGCGCTGGTTGCGGAGAGTGAAGGCTATGGACATCGTTACAGCAATGCCAACGAGAAAGGGAGAATAAACATGAAACTTTGCATAGCAGATCCACCATATTTAGGGCGCGCTGCAGTCTGGTACGGCGATGGAATGAACATCAGCCGATTGTCAAAATCTCATGGTGGCACGGCCAACGTGAGTGGGCCGCGACCTGCTGACTTTCACCCTGATGCTCATTTGTGGGACAACATTGAAAAGCATGCAGAGATGGTTCAGATGTTGATTGATACATATGACGGTTGGGCAATTGCAATGGCGCACGACAATTTGCGCGATTACATGCCACTCATACCTAAATCAGTGCCAATTCGTATTGGCGTTTGGACAAAGCCACAAACAATGCCAAGCGGAGCAAGGGTGTTAAACACATATGAGCCAGTCATTGTGAGAATTCCAGAAGGCAGACGCGCATCAAATGGTCAGGTTATTTTTCCGCGTGATTCCGTAACAATCAAAAGATTGAACAACGGTTTTCCCGGGGCAAAGCCGCCAGCTTGGACTCGTTGGGTTTTGGACATGCTTGGTTTTGATCAAGACCTAGACACAGTCGATGATCTATTTGAGGGCAGCGGAGTTGTTGCGAAAGAAATAGCGCAAGGGGTACTTCTATGAAAGCAATGCCAACGGAAAAGGGAACTGATGCAACCTGAACGTCAAACAAACGAGCTACTTGCCAGCGCCTTAGAACTCGCTGACCTTGGCATGAGCGTGATACCACTGTGGTGGCCGATTGGGTCAACGTGCGCGTGTCCAAAAGGCGATCAGTGCAGCAGCGCCGCAAAGCATCCGCTGACAATGAACGGGCTGAAAGATGCCACCCTTGATGCGAACGTGATCAAAACGTGGTGGGCGAAATGGCCGAGCGCCAACGTTGGATTGTGTACCGGCACAGAAATTGATGTCATTGATGTGGACGGCGCTATTGCCGAATACAACCAACTGACCAGAGATAACGGGATTCCTGAGCATGTCGCCACAGTAGTGACAGGGCGCGGTGAAGGCGGCATCCATGTCTACTGCTCACCAGGGGGCAACAAGACGATCCCATCAGGCAAGCATGGTCTGCCGGACAAGATCGAAGTTAAAGGCGTTGGTGGTTATGTTGTGGCCCCGCCAAGCCGGCATGTCAGCGGTGGTACTTACACCTACATGAAGCGCATTGACGGCGATATTGCCGGGCAGATTCCTTTGGATCAATGGTTGAGTAAACTGGAGAAACCGCCAGCGCCGGTAGTCCCGATTAGGGCGCTGCACAGCACAACCAACATCAGTACAGCCAATGTGAGTACAGCCAACGTGCAGGCATACCGAGACGCGGTGATTCGCTCAGCCTGTGAAGCAATCACAACCACTAGCAGCGGTGGCAGGTGGATGGCGCTGGCAACAGTTGCGGTGCCAAAGATTGCGCGAGGCATCGCCGGTGGACTTATTGAGCGATCAGTTGGCTTGTATGCGCTACACAACGCCGCTGCTCAGTCTGGCCTAGAATCCGATGAGCTTGCCCGCATCCCGGCGCTGGTGGACATTATGCTCAACCAAGGCATCAACGAGCCAATCTACCCGCCGGCAGACACCAACGCTGCCGCTGACCTGTGGTTGGCTTCGCTCCCAAAAGATGAGGCCGGCGCGCTGCCGGATGAGTACCAGGTTGTTGTTGCTGAGATTGCCGAGTTGACACCATATGAGCGCGCTGTTCGAGCGAAACTTACTGATCTGCGCATCAATGATGACGCTAAGTCAAGGCTGTCAACGCTTAAGGCTGGGCAAGCGCCGGCGCTACTTGGGGACAATCTGAGTGATTTCTTGGCTGAAGTTGAGGAAGATGAGCAATACCGGGTCACTGATTTGTGGCCGGCGCAAGGCAGAGTGTTGCTCGCTGCTCAGGCAAAGTCAGGGAAAACAACGATGGTGGCAGCTAACCTGCTGCCGGCGCTGGTGGATGGTGGCCTATTCCTTGGCCGCTATGAGGTCACACAGGTCACTAGGCGCGTTGTGTACTTCAACATGGAAGTTGGCACCCGAACGATGCGCCGGTGGCTTAAAGACGCCAATATTAGTGCCACTGGCAAAATCACGGTGTCTAATCTCCGTGGCAAAGCCTCGGCGCTGTCGCTGTCCTCAGAAGCTGGCCGAGCACAGTTTGGTTCATGGTTGGCTGACAATGATGCTGAAGTGGTCATTCTTGACCCCTTAGCGCCCGTGTTGGCGAGTCTGGGACTAGATGAGAACAGCAACGCTGATGTTGCCACATTCTTTGCCTGGTGGTCAGAATCGTTGATGCTCGGCGGTGTTGTTGATGACTTAGTGGTGCATCACGCCGGCCACGGCGGTGAGCGATCCAGGGGCGCAAGCCGGCTACTTGATGAGCCTGATGCCATCTGGACGCTGACAAAGGACGCCGATGTTGCCCAAGAATCTGACGACATTTACGGCGCTGGTAGTCCCACCAGGTACCTATCTGCCTATGGTCGGGACGTTGAATTGCCACCAGAGGCGCTGTCATTTATGTCAGAAAACAGGCAACTTTTGCTGACAGGATTGAGCCGGGCGGCCATGAAATCGAATGTGGACACGCAGCAGATTGTGGATTTGTTCGCTGATGGTGTGCCACGCTCACGCAATGTCATTGCCCAAAGTGTTAAAGGAAACGGGCAGAAAGTGTGGGATTTGATCGCCCTAATGATAGAAAACAATCAACTGGAAAAGGTCGGAAAGACTCCCAACGGCTATCCGTTGCTCATGTTGACCACAGTTTTGGAAGGTGAATAAATCCATGTCTTCCATGTCTTCTCATGTCTTCCGTAGACATGGAAGGTTCATGTGTGTGTTCCCCCTATATATAGGGAACATACCAGAACGTATGAAACATAGAGGGATTGGGGAAAAGAGATGACAACCAAGAAAGCACCAAAACCCTACATCCAACAACGACCAAGCAAAGTGGAGAAATGCCCACGATGCCGGGCAAAGGTGCTAGTGGGCTTAGATGCAGACGCATGTGCCTTCACAGTCACAATTGATCCAGCGGCTCTGACCCGTGACGGTGAGCTGATCTACATCGTTGGTGGCGAATTGATGTATGCACTCAAGCCTTCCGGCCACATCTTGCGACGCAGCCACGCCGAGATCCTTAAACGCCCTGGACACTTCACAATCCACAGAGAGCATCAATGTGACAAGCCAACGCCTGCGCATCTGCTTGCGCCGACGCAACTACCAGCAATTACAGCCAACGACGATGAAGCGGGGTTTTGATGAACCACAACCACAACGCCTACCTGCCTGACCTTTCTGAGCCGGTGCATCAGTGGATGGAGGAAGCCGCCTGCACCAACACGTTCACTGAACTGTTTTTCTATCACAACAAATCCACCAAGATCTCTGAGGTTGCCGATGCCCTACGCATTTGCCAAAGCTGCCCAGTCATTGAGCGTTGCCTGCAATTTGCTTTTGATAACAATGATCAATATGCAGTCCTTGGTGGGACGACACCAGGGCAACGCCGAGAAATGAGAAGGAAGGTCAACGCATGAGCCTTGACCTGCTCAACAAATGTGTCATCTGTGGCAAGGATGCCGATGTGATGGCTTGCCAAGCGTGTGAAACCAATATGCGCCGACAACTCGCAGATATACCGAAATACGCCAAATTAGCGTCCCAGAGGCTCGAACCACGCCCCGGTGGTCAGAGAGGTACCGAAAGGGGCTTTGGGCTGTCTATGGCCGCCTTAGAGGCTTCCTGCGGCTTTGATGCTGTCGCCGTGCTGGAATGCTGGGTGCGAGATTGGCGAGAAACTTACGGGCTGGTGCAATGGGGAATTGTCAGCGAGAACATCCCGCAAGCATCCCTACTCACAGACATCTGCTCATTTCTCAACACTTGGCTTGCCAAAGCCTGCGAAGAGCATTTGGCCATTGATCTATTCGCCACCGAGTTGCGGCAGCAATGGGCAGCCATGAGGGAAGGCGCAGGTGAGACACCAGCAAATTCTTGGGTAATTCCTTGCCCCACTGACGTTGAAGTCATGCATGACGGCGTGGTAAGCATCGTTCTCTGCGGTACGCCCATCAAGATCAAAGATGCCGACTTTGACGCTGAAGCAACCTGTCGCACATGTAAGACACACTGGAAAGTAAGCCGGCTGCTCTACGTCGGTGCCAGCGCCAACGCCGGCGGGATCTACGTTGACCCTGAAGCCGCTGCTCATTACTTGGGCGTGACTGAGCGCACCCTGCGCACCTGGGCAAGGCAAGGCAAGATCAACAGAGAACGTGGCCGGTATGACATCAGTGCGTTGACATGATTGAGCAAAGCAAGACGATCACAGCGAACTGCCCACTGTGCGCTGTCAGCATTCCAATTGTGTTCGTTAAGATCACTACAACAGGCTGGTGGAGAAAGTCTGTCCAGTTTGAAATTGACGGTGATGCCACCGACTATGTCGCACACATGTGGGCGCACCAGCAACGCATGACAAGCCCGTGATTTTACAAATACCACCATTTCCGCTAAAGTCTGTTACGTTGCACAACTCGCAACATTCTTGCCGGCGCAGACTGGCATCCCAGACACTTTCGGCGTTGGTATCTTAATCCCTTTCGATGCCAGCGCCGAACCTTTTTCCAAGGTGAAACCAATGACCGCAGCAATCGTTGACGTTGATGAAGCGTTGACCCATTTGAACCAAGTTCCAGCAGATGAACGCGGAGCTGCGTGGCAGGCGTATCTCAACGCCGTACTTGATCAGCGATTAAAAACAAAGGACTAGGACATGGCATTTACTCGCAAAGAAATTGAAAACGCAATTTTGGAATCAACAGGCCGGCCAGACTCCGGGGTCATTCGTGACCACCTAGGCGCAATGGTGGACGGCGTACTGGCCGTGGTAGAGCCGTCCCTAGTCACGCCAAAACCTGTCAAAGAATCCAAGATTGAAAACAAATCACAAGAGACCCGGGTAGTTACTGCACCAGAAACCCGCTGATGAATCTCTGACTCAATGGCATTCAATAAGGCTTGCCTTGGTTGTGGTGCCATCAGCAGAGGCAGTCGCTGCCCACCTTGCCAAGCCAAACAAGATCGAATCATTGAATCTCGCAGAGGCGAGCGCCCCCACTACTCCGGGGATTACCGCAAGCGAGCAAAGCAAGTGCGAGACAACGCAGTTGTTTGTTGGTTATGTGGGGAAGGGTACAGACCCGGTGACCCTTGGCAGGCTGACCATGTAATTCCAGCAAGCACCGAATCACCCCTTGCACCCGCACATAGGTCATGCAACATCGTTCGCAGCAAAACATTAAAACAATAAATTATTCATTTTCATTTCATTTTATTTTGAGTCAGACCCCCCGGCAAACCCCGGAGGCGACATCAAAAATCCACATTCGTGCTTTTTGTTCACCCTGCTCTGAGGCTAAACAAAGTCCACGCAATCGTGGAACTTCCAAAACAGTCAATTTCAACCCAACTTGATCCGTTGGGCTAGAGGGTGCTGCACACCTATTGGTGCAGCACCCTCGCCAATCAATAGGTGGCATAATGAAAAATCTGATTTGCATGCACTGCAATAAAAATTTATCAAAAGGTCAAATTAAGCGAGCAAACAAGTATTGTTCAAGTGAGTGCTGGACTGTTGCAATATATGGTTTGAGTCACAAAAGATTCATTGATTGTGCATATTGTGGGGAAGCCTTTAAGCAGAATAGGGACAAAATAAAATTCTGTTCGCGTATCTGCTTCAAAAATTCCCAAAAAGATAGTGGGATATCAACTGAATGGCGCTCATTATTAGTTTGGGCTGATTGCTACAACTGTGGAAAATCGTATATTAAGTCAAATGACCGAAAATTTTGCAGCGACCAATGTACAAAATTAATATATAAGCGATCTGAAATATGTTTTGTCCCTTGCCTTTCGTGTGGAATTTTACATACATCTAGACCGACAAGAAAAAAGCAGACTTGCAAAAGTTGTATCTTGAAATTGCGTTATCAAAAGCAACTGAAAACTAAGAGGGCCTTTCGGGTTTTTGCAAAACAACGCGTAAAAGTAATTGACTACATTTGTGTTAGAGATAAATGGAAATGCCATATTTGCGGCTTGCTGGTTGCAAGGGGAAAATTCAACAACTTGAATCCTCGCAGCAAAACATTAGACCACATAGTCCCGCAATCTGCCGGTGGATCTCACGATGTGTCAAATTTAAAATTGGCTCATTTTTTATGCAACTCGCAACGAAGTGACCGTGGCGGCAACGAGCAACTTATGATGATTGGATAAAACTCAATGGCTGGCCCAGGCAGAGTGCCCAAAGAAAACTTGTCGCGTGAGGCTGATACCAAGCGCCGTGATGCCGACATTACAAAAGTTTCAGCAGATGGAATCCTGCGCGGATCTCCGCTGCCCAAAGACATAACCTGGCATCCTCGCACGAAAGCGTGGTGGCACAGTTTCCGAACATCACCTTTGGCGCAGGGCTTTACTGAGTCAGATTGGGATTTTCTACTTGATACGGCGCTACTTCACACGGCAATGTGGGAGGGTGCGACCAATCTGGCTGCTGAAATACGGCTCAGAGTTTCCGCTTTTGGGTCAACGCCAGAGGCGCGGCTACGTCTAAAGCTCAAGATTACTGACGATGCAGCAGAGATCGCTACGACTGTGAGCATGGATGTTGCACGAAGGAAACGCTTGCAGCTGCTCAGCGAGTAACTAAGTTTTTAACAATCAATATCATTGGACTAGTTGCGATTAATTACCGCAACGAGAAGCGGTCAAGTGCCACAAACACTTGGCCGTTTCGCCTTTTGTGGAGGAGCTTGAGATGCCTAAAAAACTGACCGTTAATGAAGTTGATTTTTCATTGTCCGCAGTCGGTCTGGAGCGTGTTGGTCTTTACGTTGACGCACGCACACCACTGCTGTCTATTTGCCTAACCTGTAACCGATTTGTTAATCCGACCGTGTGCCACATTCGAGGCAATCGTGGCGGCTGTGGATATTGCTCACGATCAGCGCAACACTTTGCACAGCGTCGGGATGTTGCAGCAAAGAAATTGGCCGCAGGCAACCAAAAGTTTTGCCGTTCTTGCCAAACAACTTTTAGCCTTAATCGTTTTGGGGAAAGGATTGCCGGATCGGGAAACATTGTTTCGGCCTCATATTGTCGAGAATGTAATGCAAAAAAGGCCAGAGAATACTACGACCCAATACAAGCTCAAAAAAAATACCAAAAAGATAAGTTAGAAAATCCTGAAAAGATTATCAGGGCAAGGGAATCATCCGCTCAATCTCGGCTGCGAAAAGGGCCACCACCTCCAGAAAGAATACGCGAGTGGCGCGCCAACAACCGCGATTATGTTTTAGCGTATGCGTCAAGATACAAAAAAGAGCACAGGCAATTTGCAACAATGCTAGAACGCGCAAGACAAGCAAAAAAAAGAAACTTAACTGTTGTCAAAATTACTCAAAAACAACTTAACGACCGGATGTCCATGTTCCCCGGATGTTGGATGTGTGGTGGCGCTAAAGAAAACATTGATCATGTAAAGCCCTTGTCTAAAGGTGGCGCTCACATGCTTTGCAACTTAAGGCCAGCCTGTCAAAAATGTAACTTAAGGAAGTCTGACAAATGGCCCTTAGTCTTGGCTACCAAGTCATATCCTTTATTGAAACTTTCTTAGTTCACGGCCCCGGCGACATTGAAGGTGAGCCAATCCTGCTTGATGATGAGTTCTCTCGCTTCATTGTGAAATCGTATGAGGTTGACGCAACGGGCAAGAAAACAATTCGACGCTCAGTTATCAGCCGCCCAAAAGGTCGCGCTAAGTCTGAGCTTGCTGCTTTCATTGCAATGGCTGAGTCTCTCGGCCCTGTTCGCTTTGATCACTGGGCTGTCGCTGGTGAAGTGAGTGCGTGGGGTTATCCATACGAGGCCGGCGAACCTGTCGGCGCGCCAGTGAAACGCCCAGAGGTTCTCTGCTTTGCAACCGAACTCGGTCAAGCCGGCAACACCTACGACACGATCCTTTATATGTGCAAGGAATCAACTGCACTCCAAGACAAGTACCCTGGCATTGATCCCGGCTACGCTCGCACCTTGCTGCCCAACGGCGGCGTGATTCGACCAGAGACAGCAGCAGATTCTAGTGCTGATGGTGGTAAATCCACGTTCACTGTCTTTGATGAGTCGCATCTGTGGATTCAACCAAAGTTGAAACGGCTGCACCAAGTTGTGCTGCGTAACTTGCTTAAGCGCAAACTTGCTCACGGCTGGGCGCTGGAGACAACAACAATGTTCGCGCCCGGTGAGGGCAGCGTTGCTGAAGGCACCTTTGACTACGCGCAGGCGGTGAAGGAAGGCCGCACTAAAGATTCTGGATTGTACTTTGATCACGCGCAGGCTGACCCAAAGTTTGATGCTGAGAAACGGCGCGACCGTATCGCCGGATTGAAACAGGTCTACGGGCCAGCCGCTGACTGGATGGACGTTGAAGCCCTCGCAGATTCCTACGATGATCCGCAAACATCTTCGGCTGAGTGGCAGCGGTATTGGTTCAACCGCCCAGTAAGTATCCAGGGTCAATGGTTGCCTGATGTTGCTTGGACTGAATGCCACAACGCCCGTGAGATTCCTGATCACGTCAATGTTGTGCTTGCCCTTGACGGCAGTTTCAGCAATGACTCAACCGCATTGATCGCGGTACAGGTTGGGGAGTTTCCGCACATCGCTGTTGCTGGCGTGTGGGAAAAGCCACCGGGTGAGGTTGGCTGGACTGTGCCAATCCTTGACGTTGAGGAAAGAATCAGGGCGTGTGCTGAGCGTTGGCGCGTCGTTGAAGTCACGGCTGACACGCACCTCTGGGCGCGCTCGTTGGAAGTGTTGGAGTCGGAAGGCTTGCCTGTTGTGGCGTTCCCACAAAGCGCAGCGCGCATGACACCGGCAACACAGAGATTCACGCAGATGGTGCTTGAGCGCCAACTAACGCATGACGGCAACCCTGCACTAAACCGTCATGTGTCCAACGCTGTGCTGAAGCAAGACTCACGCGGCACTCGCATCTATAAAGAAAACAAATCATCTTCGCGCAAAATCGACCTTGCTGTTGCGGCCATCATGGGACTTGAGCGAGCGATGCAATTTGAAGATGCACCAGCGGCAGTTGTGCCGCAATTTTATTAGGAAAGGTTGAACCGTGGCTACTTTCATTCAACTCATTGGATTCATTGTCATTGCTGTTGGCGTTTGGTTTATTTTCCCGCCCGCTGCTGTAATCGTTGGCGGCATTTTCATTGTGCTGTTCGGTCTTGGTGTGGAAAGAGTGGTAAGTAATGCTGGATCGAATCCTAAGACCTAACGCAACCCGCGCCATCAGCGCAGCGACGCTGTTTCAAACTGGTGGCGAGATGCCCAACCGTACCTTGGCTGGTGTCAACATCAATCAAGAGAACGCCATTACCATTGGCGCTGTCTACGCATCTGTGCGCTTAATCTCAGATGTGATCAGCACTTTGCCCCTAGACACTTTTGTCAACATCAACGATCAGCGTGTGGCTTTCCCAATGCCGGCGTGGTTGGTTGACCCCGAGCCTGATCTTTCTGTTACTCGCGCTGATCACTTTCAAATGGTGCTGGTGTCCCTGCTCATTGACGGCAACGCCTTTGTGCGCAAACTGCGCAACCCGAACACTGGTGAGATTGTTGCCCTCAGCGTTTTAGCACCTCACCGCGTGGACGTCGTGCGCAACAGTGAAGGTCTTATTGAATACAAGATTGACGCTGGTAAGCGCCGTGTTGCCGATGGGGACATGCTGCACATCACTGAGATGCGGCAACCGGGCAAGTTGCGCGGAGTTTCGCGCATTGACACGCTACGCCAAACACTTGGACTTTCTAAAGCACTTGAGGACTTTTCGGCACAATTCTTTGGCAGTGGGTCAACGACTAGCGGCATCATTGAGACACCGCATGAAATGACGCAAGATCAAGCCAAGGATTTGAAAGACAACTGGGAGCGTGAGCATCGAGGTTTGCGCAAGGCGTACCGCCCAGGGATTCTTACTGGTGGCGCTAAGTTTGTGAAAACTGCTGTTGATCCTGATGAAGCGCAGATGCTGGGCAGCCGTGAGTTCTCTGTTGAAGAGATTGCGCGCATCTTCAGGATTCCACCGCACCTGTTGCAGTCCACTAAGCCCGGATCAATGTCTTACGCAAGCGTTGAAGAAAACAGCAAGCAGTTTGTGACTTACACGTTGCTGCCGTACATCTCAAAGATAGAGCAGGCATATTCGCCAATGCTCAACGGCGGCGCGTTTATGAAGTTCAATGTTGATGGTCTGCTGCGCGCCAATCTCACGGAACGCTTTGCTGCCTACTCCAGCGCGACTCAGGCCGGATATTTGAGCATCAATGATATTCACCGCCTTGAGGATATGGAGCCTGTGGAAGGCGGCGAGGTCTACCGAGTGCCATTGGCGAACGTTGATCTTGGTGCAGCATCCATTACCGAATTGGACAAGCGCGTTGCAATGGCTGTGAAGTTGGTGCAAGCCGGCTTTGATCCTGATGCAGCCGCTGCCGCTGTTGGACTCGCGCCAATCACTCACACGGGACTTCCTTCCGTACAACTCCAAGGGATCGCCCAGGTTGACCCTGAAGATCCACAAGCCGCATATCAAGTTTGACCGAAAGGTAATGCACATGAATGTTGAATTTAGAAACTTTGACGCAGACATTGTTAAAGTTCGCGTTGCTGAATCCGGCGATGGAATGACCTTTGGCGGTTTCGCTGCGCGCTACGATTCCCCCAGCTTGCCGCTGCCTTTCATTGAAGTTATTGCGCCCGGCGCTTTTGATCGCTCACTCAAAGCCAAGAATGACGTTCGCGCTTATATCAACCACGATGAGCGCCTAATCCTTGGCAGTACGAGGGCAAAGACCTTGCGCCTTGATAGTCGCTCAGATGGGCTGTATTCGGAGATTGATCTGCCTGACACAAGTTACGCCCGCGACCTTTCTGTGAGCATTGCCCGCGGCGACACTCGCACCATGTCTTTTGGATTCTCAACGGTCAAAGATGAATGGACTGGGCCAGACAATCGAACACTCAAAGAAGTTCGGTTGCATGAAGTGTCAGTAGTGACCGGCGTTGCCGCTTACTCGGCAACAACCGCATCAGTTCGCAACCTAAGCGTTATTGCTTTCCGCACTGAGACTGATGTTGCTGTGCTGACTGACGCAATCGCTGCACTTGAATCTGGTGAGCAACTCACTGATGAGCAAGCCGATGTGCTGCGCACTGTCGTTGATCGCTCATCCCCACAACTTGACATTGAGGAAGTAGCGCCAGCGAATACGCCTGTCGCGCTGCTGATGAAGCAACTAGATTTGATCGCTAAAAAATACGACATTTAGTGATCTCGCGTTCCAGCGGAGCCGCTGGACGTACCGACGCCGGAGCCGGCGCGGATTGTCAAAACACTCACACTACTTAGAAAGGAATCCATAATGGATTACTTAAAGCAACAGGAAGAACTGCGCCGCAACGCGCTGCACGAAGCTCGCTCAATTCTTGAGCGCGCTGCTGAAGAAAAGCGTGATCTGAACGCTGAAGAGGAAGCATCTTACGTTCGCGCAAACGCTGACATTGATGCTCGCTCTGCTCGCATCGCTGGCCTGATGGAAGACGAAGCCAAGGCTGCTGAAATCGAAGCTGCTGTTCGCACCGCACCAGAGGTTCGGGAAGATCGCGCATTGCGTGAAGCTTCTGACTTTGATGTTGTTCGCGCACTTGCATCTGGTGAGATTCGTACCGCAACTTTTGAGCGACGCGACCTGAACACAAGCGATGACAGTGCAGTTGTGCCGCAGTCGTTCTATGCGATCCTGCAACAGAAAATGCAGTTCCAAGGGCCGATGCTTGACACCAACGTTGTTACTCAACTCAACACCGCTTCTGGTGAAGACATCAAGGTTCCCGTTGAAACGTCACGCCCAGCCGCTAGTGCAATTGCTGAGGCAACTGCGATCACGCCACTTGATCCATTATTTAGCAACATCACGCTGAAGTCGCAAAAGGTACAGGTGCTTACCAAGGTAAGCCGCGAGCTGCTCACCGACTCTGGCATTGACATTGTGTCCTACCTCGCTGCAAGCCTCGGCAAGTCTGTTGGTATTCGTGCCAACGCACTGCTCACGGTCGGCACAGGAACGGTGCAAGCCAATGGTGTCGTTACGGCGTCAAGCCTTGGCGTTACTGGTGCAACTGCCCTCACCGGCGCGTTCACTGCTGACAACCTGATTGACCTTGCACACTCGGTTGATTCTGACTATGTGCGCGAAGGTGCAAACTTCATGATGCGTCGCTCAAGTCTTGGCGCGCTTCGCAAGTTGAAAGACACTGCAGGACAGTACCTGTATGTGCCAA